TCCTTCTCCTATTCCAAATCCTGTTGTTAAAAAGAAATCTAAAAATGAATTAATTCAATGGCTATGGAAAGTTGTAAATTGGTTTATTAATAAATTTGTGAATTATAAATAAGGAGGATTATATATGAGCTTTATTAATTGGTTGATTACTTATTGGCCTATGATTGTTATTGCAATTGTACTTATTGTTTGGGGTATTTATGAATTTAAATTGTTTTATAAACTTCCAAACAGTGAAAAAGTAAAACGCATTAAAGCATGTTTGCTTAATTGGGTAACTATTGCTGCGAAGAAATATGATGCAGGTGAAATGGATTTAGCTATTGCTGAAGTTTATGATATTTTTTGTACTAAATTTCCTGTTTTAAAATCTATTATTCCACTTGATATTGTTAAGGGTTGGATAAAACAAGCATTTGATCAGTTGGAAGGTGTTTTAGCTTCTGAAAATAAAACAATGACTATGTTTAAAGCTCAGATGACAAAATAAATTCACCATTCTTTGGTGATGTAAAAAAGGAAAGAACGGTGATATTTTAGTATGGATGAAGATGATAAAGAATTATTAATTCAGACTTCAGAAAGAAGTAAAAGTAATACTCATCAAATAGATGAGATAAAAAATCGTATGGATAAACTTGAACAAAAGACTGAAGATATACATAAAATTGCTACAACAATAGAAGTTGTTTGCAATGATATTGGATATATTAAAGAGGGACAAAATGAATTAAATAATAAGTTTGATAATTTATCAAATAAAGTAGATAATCAAGGCGTAACTTTTAGAAGTGAATTACAAGCTAAGGTTAATACTGTCCAAAAACAAGTAGATAAATTACATGATGAACCATATAATGAATATAAGCAGACAAAACATAATATTAAAGTTAATATTCTTTCTGCAATAGGGAAAGTTGTTGGTTTAGGTATTATTGCTTATTTTTGTGCTTTAATTGGTTCTGGTGCTATTAAGTTATAATTTTAGGGAATAGATTATAAGATTAATTTTCTTATGTCTATTCCCTATTTTTTACATTTTATATTACATTTTATATTACATTTTATAGTTGATTTATTTTATAAATATGGTATAATGCAAATGAGCGGTTTGATTGAATCACCGTTCTTTCACCGTTTAATAGGTATTATGTAGATTTTATATATAATACCTATTTTAATATAATTTTTATACTTGTATAATGCACTTGAACGGGAGCACAACTGAGTTCATTATACAAGTATAAAAATGGAAGAAGCATGACTTGTATTTTAATAGCACATATGTTATAATATAAAATGTTATGGGCGATTAGCTCAGCTGGGAGAGCGCTGCGTTCGCAACGCAGAGGTCAAGGGTTCAAATCCCTCATCGTCCACCATAATAAAAAGATTGCTAATTGATAGCAGTCTTTTTTTAATTATTTGAAAGAGAAATAAAAGATTGTCTATCTTCGTAAAATTGTATTTCTATGTTATCTCTATAAACTGTAATGTGTTTTATAATTTGTCTTAAAATCATTTTTTGTTTGTTCAAATCTAACTTTAAAAATTCTTTATCCCATGATTTAACAATATGCTGTAAATTATTTTTGTTTTTTTGATTATCATTTGATTTATTAAGTTGATCTTGAATATGTTTTATTTTATTTTTTATATTACTTATATCTTTTTCTTTTATTGATATAAGTTCAGATAAATCTTCTTGCTTAAATTTACTATTGCCCATTAAACAATTTGAAATTTCTCTTAATAATAATTCTTTTTCTTTTTTTGATTTTTGTAAATTATTTTCCTCTTTTGTCAATTGTATTTTTAATGTTTGTTTTTTATTTACTAGGGATTTGTTATTTGCTTTAGATTCTGTTTCTAATATGTGGCATCTAAAACAATTGAATCAATTTTATTTCCAGAGTATGTTGTCTGGCCTTTACATAAATTTTTATTAATTGCTTTAGTGTTACAACGATATACAGCATTATGATATTTTTTTGTTTTGTCTTTGTTATATTTTATATTATAATTTGTTGTTAACGCATGTCCACAATATCCGCAAGAAATAATTCCTACAAATAACAATGGACTTTTTGTAATTTTTCTATGTTGATGGTTACAATTATTATTTTTTGTTTTTTTTGCTTCTCTTATTTTTTGTACTTCATCCCAAATTTTTTCATTAATAATAATAAGTTCTTTATTTGCTTTTTGTGATAAAATCCAATCTGACTTTGGTAAATTTCCTGATATATCATTTTTTCTTGTTGATTTTCGATATGTTAAATAACCTTTGTAAATTGGATTTCTTAATATATATCCTATTACTCCTGCTCTCCACATAGTATTTGATGAAGATGGTATATGTTCTTTGTTAAGTTGTTGTGCTATCAATGTATTTCCCAATCCATATTCATAAACATAATTATAAATTTGTTTAACTATTTGAGCTTCATTTTTATTAATGATAAGTTTACTTACTTCTTTTTTCTTTTTATTAAATTTACCGGATGGAACAATATCGTATCCATACGGTGCAATTCCACCTCTGTATAAACCTTCTTGAACCATTTGTTCATGTTTAACATCTACACGAATAGATGTTTTTTCACTTTCGCCAGAAGCCTGCCAAAAACGAATATAATTCATTAATTTATCAATATGATTATCAAATTTTTGTTGTCCTTCTTGTGTTGACCATGTTTCTACTCCTTGCTTATTAAACCATTCTACTACAAAAGGAGTTTCGTCTTCTTTTCTGCCTAATCTATCAAACATAAAAACTAATAAGATATCAAATTTATGTTGTAAAGTATCTGATTTTGCCTGTTGTAAAATATCTCTTTGAGCAGCAGATTTTTTAAATCCAGATACACCTTTTTCATAATATTCTTTAACAAGTATCCAATTTGAATGTTCTTGTATAAATTTATGACAAGCAATTTTTTGTTCTGGTATATCGTTTTTGTCAACTTGCCCCTTAGTAGAAACACGGTATAAGCATGCTACTTTTTTGGTTGTCATATAAATATCCTCCAACTAAGTTACTTATACATATCATATACTATTTTTTACTTATTATCAACTGCTTTATCTTGCTTTTAGGAAATAACAAGGTTACTTTCATTTTATATTTTTTGTTATATCCTTGTAATATATCAAATTCATTGTTTGACATACATTTATAAACTGTGTTATGTATTTTATAAGATTTAGAATTTTC